AGTTAATGTTTCTTCGTTTAATACTGCAGTAGGAAGAAACGCAGGAAGAAATGGGTTCCAATCAAGCCAAAGTACTTATATTGGATTTGAAGCAGGATCAAATGCTGCAGGACAGAGACAAGTATTTATTGGTCACCAAGCAGGGCAAAATGAAACTAACTCTGACAGACTGTACATCTCTAATACAAATACTGCAACTCCTTTGATATTTGGTGTATTTGATCCAGCAGGTGGATTTACTGGAAGAGCAAGAATTAACGGCTCTTTGGAATTAACTTCACAGCCTCCTGCATCTGCATCTGCAACAGGAATTCAAGGAACAATTACTTGGGATGCAGATTATATCTATATATGCACTGCTACAAATACCTGGAAGCGAGTAGGCATAGCAACATGGTAAAATTAACTAAGGGAAAAGGGTAATTAAATGAGTCTATCTAAAAGACTAAGAGCATCTGGTGAAGCCAGAGATATGAATAGTCAGTACATACTTCCATTGATTCCACCTCGTCCTTTGTTTGGTGTAGCCAATACAGGTACCTATGTTGACACAGAGTCTGCTATTCGTACATCTACCGTTTATTCATGCGTAAGATTGCTTGGAGATACTATTGCTTCATTGCCAATGGGTGCATATGTACGCAGAGGGCGTAATCGTCTTTCATATGCATCAGTTTATGGCTATACTCCAGAATGGGTAAACAAGCCAAATCCAGAAACAACAAGATTAGAATTTATTGAGCAAGTAATTACTTCTCTACACCTACATGGTAATGCATTTATTTTGACAGTACGAGATGATAATGATGAAGTAACAGAACTATATGTATTAAACCCAAATGAGATTAGAATTGAAAGACTTGCTCCAGGTGAGCCACTTATTTACAGAGTCAAGGATACAGAAAAAGGTATCTTTGATAAGATTTTAACAAGCAAAGAACTTCTACATATTCCTCTATTTAGAATGCCAGGATCATATTATGGCTTAAGCCCAATTGGTGCTTGCCGTATGTCTGTTGGTATTGCACAAGCATCTGACACATATGCTGCTTCATATTTTGGTAACGCATCAAATCCTGGTGGAGTTATTGAAGTTGCAGGAGAATTAAACGCAGAACAAGCAGGAGATATTGCTCGTAACTGGCAAGAATCACATGCTGGACCATACATGTCTGGTAAAGTTGGTATTCTTTCTGGTGGTGCTGCATTTAAGCCTCTTCAACTAAACGCTGCAGACGCACAACTCATAGAGGTCAGAAGATTCAATGTGGAAGATATCGCAAGAATATTCCGTGTCCCACTAAGCCTATTAGGTCATCCTACACAAGGTGCCATGTCTTATGCATCTGTTGAAGCACAAAACCTATCATTTGTGCAACACTCACTACGCCCACTATTAGAGCGTTTGGAACAAGCATTATCTCCACTACTTCCTGAGTCAGATGGATTTATTAGATTTAACCTTGATGCACTTTTGCGAGGCACAACAATAGAACGCTTTGATGCCTACACAAAGGGACTAAGAGAAGGCTTCTTATCACTAAACGATGTAAGAAACTACGAAGACTTATCATCACTTGGAGAGCCAGGAGATCAATATAGACTTCCTCTCCAGAACATTGATGCTAATCAAGCACCACTTGTTGGAGATAAGATGAAGGCTGAAATTGCCTCTATCCTTGTACAGGTTGGTTACAACCCAGATGATGTGGCTAAGATGCTTGATATGACAGATCTAAATCACACAGGTCTTCCTTCAGCACAATTGCAGCAGGTAGCACTTGTTGATCCTGCAGATCCTGAGTCAGTTTACGATACTAAGGTGACTGAATAATGCCTATAGAAAATGTTCCAGAGTTTATTAAGAACAATGCACAAAGAGGTCTGGACTATTTAGCAGAAGGTTTTGGTGGCGATGGACTTACTGATGCTACTAAAAGAGAAGCAAGAGAGATGGCAGCAGGTCGTGTCTCTGATAATAAAGTAAGAAAGATGGCACCTTGGTTCGCAAGACACAAGGCAGATGGACAAGCACCACAGAATAAAGATTCCTCAGATCCAGGATATCCTGGTGCAGGATTAGTTGCTTGGCTACTTTGGGGTGGAAATGCAGACTTTGATGATGCTGCTCAGGACTGGGCACAACGCCAAATTGATAACTTAAATAATGAAGATAAAGCAAGGAGCAAGATGAAGAAGACTGAACGCCGTACCTTTACGGTGAGAAACATAGAAGCAAGACAGGCAGAAGACGGTACTATGCGTATGGCAGGCTATGCTGCAGTATTCAATGAGGCTTCCTTGCCACTACCGTTTATTGAGAAGATTGCACCAGGTGCATTCACAAAGACACTTCAAGAGACACCAGATGTTCGTCTATTGGCTAACCACGAAGGATTGCCTATGGCCAGAACTAAAAACGGTACAATGAGATTGTATGAAGACGAAAGAGGACTATACTTTGAAGCAGAGTTAGCAAACACACAAGAAGCAAGAGATCTATATACTCTTGTTGAGCGTGGAGATGTAGACCAAATGTCTTTTGCATTTAGAGTAATTCGTCAAAACTGGAGTAAAGACCGTACAGAAAGAACCCTTACAGAAGTAAGCCTTGCTGATGGAGATGTATCAATCGTTACATATCCTGCATACCCAGCAACTTCAGTAGAAGCAAGAGAAGCCATTAAGAGAGCCATTGCTGAAATAAAAGAAGGCAGAGAAGTAAGTGGCGACTCATTATTAGTATTAGAGAGCATCTTTGGAGACTTAACAGAGGGTCATGAATATGTCATGAAGGCTGTAGAAGTTATGGGTGCACTACTTGGTAATAATGGAGTGGAATCAGAAGAAGAAGAGTCTGAATCTCCATTAGAAGAAGTTGAAGATCAAGAATTAGAAAACTCTGCTAATGTTATAGATGTAGTAGATGTTCCTGGACAAGGTGGAAAGATTGTTGGAGATCATCCATCAGTTCTAAACTTCCTACCAGATAATATGCCAAGATCAATGTCTTTACGCTTGGCACAAGCAAAAAGAAACACAATAAAGTAATATTCCTGTCTAACAAGATAGGTAGAAGTCGGAGTTAGGTTCACACCCGTAAGCGTCGTGAAATCCATAACCACCACCTCAAACTAACATAACTCACAAAAGGAGAACAACAAATGTCTTATTTAGACAAAGTAATTGAACGCCGTGATGCAGTTAAGGTTGAAATGGATGCTATTCTTGAGGCAGTTGCTGCAGAGAATCGTACAGACCTTACAAATGATGAATCAGCAAAGGTTGATGCCCTTGTTGAAGAGTCACGCTCACTTGATTCAAAGATTGAAAAGTTGACTGCACAGGCAGCAGCAGATGCAAAGGCTGCAGAAGCACGATCAGCAGTTGCTGATGTTGCAATGCCAAAGGTTGGCGGAGCAAAGGTAATTTCTGAGGCTCGTACATATACACCACAATCAGACGCATCATTCGTTAAGGATGCATTTGCAGCAAAGTTCAGCAATGACTATGCAGCAGCAGAGCGTTTGGCTCGTCACACTCGTGAAGAAGAGATTGAGCGTCGTGATGTAGGAACTGGCAACTTTGCTGGTCTTGTAATTCCTCAGTACCTCGTTGATCTTGCAGCACCTCTTGCTCGTGCAGGTCGCCCAACAGCAGACTTTGCAACAAACAAGATGGTCTTGCCTCCAGCAGGTATGACACTAAATATCTCACGCATGACAACTGGTACATCAACTGCAGTTCAGGCTGCTGAAAATGATGCTATCTCAGAGACAAATGCTGACGATACACTATTGACTGTGAATGTTCGTACAATCGCAGGACAACAGGATATCTCAAAGCAGGCTATTGAGCGTGGTACAGGTATTGACTCATTCATCATCCAGGACTTGATCCGTGGATGGCACACAACACTTGATGATCAGATCCTTAACGGTGACGGAACATCAGGCTCTATCCTTGGTCTTTCAAACACAGTTGGAATTGGATCTGTAACATACACAGATGCATCACCAACAGTTGCTGAACTATATCCAAAGTTGGCTGACGCTTACCAGAAGGTACAGACTGGCGCATTCATGAATCCTACACACTGGATCATGCACCCACGCCGTCTTGCATTCCTACTCGCAGCAGTAGATACAGCAGGTCGTCCACTCGTTGTTCCAACACTAAACGGACCAATGAACGCATTCGCAGCAGGTGCAGGTCAGGCATTCTACGGTAACTCAGGTTACTCATTGATGGGTCTACCAATCGTTGCAGACGCAAATGTTACAACAACAGCAGGTGCTGGAACTAACCAGGATGAAATTTATTGCGTAACTGCACCAGAATTCCATCTATGGGAGCAGGCTGGATCACCATTCGCATTGAACTTTGATGCAACAGGTGCTGGATCATTGACAATCAAGTCAGTCGTATACGGATACGCAGCAGCAACTGCTGGCCGTTACCCTGCAGCATTCTCAAAGATCTCAGGAACTGGTCTTGTAACACCTACATTCTAAGTTAGATTTGCATAGTTAATTCTATGCAATACTTAGAGTAATCTAAGGGAGAGTAGGCCTGGATGAACCCCGCATTTGGGCCTACTCTTTTTAAAAGGGGAGTTATGAAAAGAATTAAAAAGATTTTTAAAATCAAGAAAGAAACAGCAACGGCTACTCCTAAAACGGAGAAGGCTATGTTGCCTAAATTGGAGAAGAGGATTAGATGAAACCTACGCTTAGTCAAAGTGTGCAGCCTAATAATGTCTACACGACATTGGCAGATGTAAGAAA